CTTTGCTCCTGGCGGAAAGATTGAAACTGCTCATCTTCCTGCCATCGCATCTCTTACCGGAAAGAACCTGTATAGATTGACCGATCTTACTATAGCAAGTTATGCAAATCTTACTACTCTGTCTCTTGATAACTGCAATACTTTGGATGCAAAAGACATTATCAATAAAGCTACTGGATTAACCAGAGTTCGTGTAACTGGCATCAATTGGGAACTGGACGATACTACTCTGCTTGACAGATTAGCAAAAATGACTGGTATTGATGATAACGGATATAACTCTGTACATTCTGTTCTTATAGGAACTGTACACATTCCTGTTATGAGACAGCAAAGGCTGGATGAATTCGCTGAATTATGGCCAGATTTAGAGATTACCTACGATTCAATTATCACTCAGTTCAAAGTAACATTCGTCAACGACGATGAAGAAAATACAGTTCTTGATATCCAGTACGTTGATAAAGGTGCAAATGCAGTTGATCCTATTACAAGAGAAATTGATCCGATTCCTACTCCTACCAAAGAAAGCACAATCAAACTTGATTATACATTCAAAGGCTGGGATGGATCTCTAACTGGAATCTTCGCTGACAGAACTATCAAAGCTGTATACAATAGCAAAGTGCGTGAATATACAGTAAAATATGTTTCTAAAGGATTAACTCTGCAGGAGTCTACTGGACAGTATGGTTCTTATATTAAGTATGAAGGTGACACTCCTACTTATACTGCTGAGGAATCTGCTTATAAGTACAATCTGTTTAAAGGATGGGATAAGTCAGGATTTGTCGATGGAAATAAAACGATCAATGCAGTATATGAAACCTGCGAATATGTAGATGGATATTTTGATGGTAAGGATCTGGCCAATATGACACAGGTTGAGCTTTATACTCTTATGAAAATGGGACTTGAAGCAAAATCATTATCATTAAAAGATACATTAGATTTCAAACTTGGTGTTGATTATAGCTATGGCGACATTGAAGAGCATGAAGTTATTTCAACTGCGACTAAATTTGATGGAACAAACTATATTGACACCGGATTAAAGATCATGGAAAAAGACAGAGACTTTACGATTGCTATTGACTTTGAATTTGATTCAGGAAATAGTGTAAACTCCACTCTTGCTCAGTGTTTTCAAGGTGATGGTTCAAATGGATTCAGACTTTGGTATTCTCAGGAACCTCGTTTCTCATGGAATACTGATAGTATAACTCCATCTGCTGGAACAAACCGAGAGATTATTGTATTTCGTCATGAAGCTGGAAGTCAGAAGCTTTATGTGTACAATTCAAACATGACTGGGAAAGAAGTATCTTCTACTACTCTGAATGCGAT